GTCTTTTGTACGATTTCGACAGTTCAAACCAAAGGGGCCTCAGTTCAAACCAAACCAAAAACTAAAACAAAATGCCAGACTTCAAATGTGATTGCTCCCCTGGGGAGGTGGTAGCTGTTAGCACCTGTACAATTAAGCTAGTCCCAGGTAAGGGAGTAGTGAACGATGTGGTATGTAAAAACTGCGGGGAATTCATGGAGCTCGCTAATCCTAAGCTGGGAGAGTGCGCGGGTTTCACTTCAAATAGATACGGCCAACTTTAACAGGGAGCTCTGAGGCTTAACGTAAATTATTGCTTAGTTTGAATAGCTAGCTTACGGAGCTCCCTTAATTTAAAAAACATGAAGAGACTAATCGGAGTAAAAGAATTGAGAGCTCTAATGGAAGAGCCCCGGCCCATACATGAAAAAGTTGAGGTAATTAATACACTCGCTAAGAAATGGATGGAAAGCGAAATGAAAATAGTAATTAAACATTATATAAAATGAATAACAAAGAATTAATTAACATGGAGGAGGCAACAAACGACAGCCTAGAAATGCAGCACGCAATTGAAGCTGTGAGACTTGAACAATACGGAGCTAGTAAATCTCTAACTCCTGGAGCTAAATCATTGATCTACACTTTAGCTTGTGTTGAGTGGGAGGAGGCGCATCTTCAAAACTTTTGTAATTTAGAGGGTACTTGCTACCAGGTAACAGGAAAGAGTGGGGATGTATATTCTCGCATGCGCCCGGAGTGGCAACAGCTCAAAGAAGCTAGGATGAGAAAGCAGGCTATAATAGCACGCCTAGAGAAGTGGGCCGGCGAGGGAGCAGACGAAGAGGACGAGCTTAAAGAATTTTTGAGGTGAACATATTACCCTCGTATGTTCAATAAGAGTAAATAAGTGAACAAATAAAAGAATGAAGTACTACTTTGACGAAGAGGCAGCGGATAGAGCTGTAAATTTTATAGAGCAATTTTGTACTCATGTCAAAGGAGAGCTAGCCGGTAAAGCCTTTATCCTGGAGCAATGGCAGAAAGATGACATAGTACGGCCATTATTTGGCTGGAAGGATAAGGATACAGGGCTAAGGAAGTACAGAAGCTGTTATGTAGAGATACCAAGAAAGAACGGAAAAAGCAATCTAGCGGCTGCTTTAGCTCTCTATTTGCTATTTGCTGACGGAGAGCCAGGAGCTGAGATAATAAGCGCAGCGGGTGATAGAGGCCAGGCAAATATTGTCTTTCATATCGCGCAAGAAATGATTAAGAATAACAAGCACTTACGCTCTAAAGCCAAAGTTCTAAGGAATACAATAGAATATAAGAGCTCCTGGTATAAATCAATAAGCGCTGAAGCTTACACGAAGCATGGCTTAAATTGTCATGGTATTATCTTCGATGAGCTCCATACACAACAAAATTCTGAATTATGGAATGTACTCACGACTTCAGTAGGAGCTCGGAGGCAACCGGTTATAATATCACTTACTACAGCTGGACACGATAGGGCGAGTATATGCTACGAAATGCACGAATACAGCGAGAAAGTACTTAACGGCTCTGTAGATGACGATAGCTTTTTACCTGTTCTTTACAAAGCAGAGCCGGATGACGATTGGACGGATCCCGAAACATGGAAAAAAGCTAATCCAGGCTACGGAACTATTTGTAACGAGGCGTACTTTGTAGATGCCGTAAAGAAAGCTAAGAGCAATCCTAGCTACATTAACAGCTTTCTACGCTTACACTTGAACATTTGGACGAGTGCAGAGACGGCCTGGATACCTGACGACACGTATATGAAGGGCGATAAACCAATCCCATACGATAGGCTCCCAAGTTTACCAGCTTACGGAGGTCTAGACTTAGCGAGCACTCAGGACCTTACAGCCTTCGCTTTAATCTTTAGAGACGACGAAAACGAATGTTTTTATATGCTTTGTCATCAATTCGTCAACTCAGTTAAGGCTCACAATAAGAAACTTGCCGCTGGAGTGGACTATTTAAACTATGAGAGAGAGGGAGATCTAACCATAACGCCCGGCAATGTAACGGACTACAGGATTGTTAAGCAGTATATCATGGACCAATGCGCTAAATATGACGTTCGAGAGATTGGATATGATCCTAAGTTTAGTACTTACATAGTCGCGGAGCTTACAGAGGAGGAGATCACTATGCAGCCAATGGCTCAGAACATTACGAGCATGAACGGACCGACTAAGGAGATGGAGATGGAGATAATGAAGGGTAACGTAATACATGGAGGTAACAGATGTCTACGCTGGCAGTTCGGTTGTGCTATAATCTACACCGACAACAACGAGAATAAGCGAGTAATAAAAGAGCAGAAAGAGAATAAGAAAGTTGACGGAGTTATAGCTTCTATTATTGCACTCAACAGCTACGTTCAAAACAAAACTAATGATACTGATATAATGTTAGAAATCGTAACGCTATAGTTAATATCTTCTAGCGTTTATGCCGTAAAATGCGCTCGCGCATGGCTACAATTAAGGATAGAGTACAAAGTTTTTTTAGATCTTCCAGGGTAGGGAAATACGATCCCAACACAATAGCGGAAGCTGCTGGTATATTAAGCCTAACAAAAGCGGGCTCTAACATTACAGAGAGCAATGCAATGGCTCTTAGTACTGTTTACGCTTGTGTATATAAGATTGCAACTACTATAGCTTCGTTAGGTTTAGACGTTTACGAGAGCAGCGGTAACGAGGTACATATAGCTAACGTACACCCAGCGCACGACTTAATAAAGATTAAGCCCAACGAATACCAAACGGCTTTTGAGTTTTGGGAGACTATCACAGCTTCAGCTCTAATATATGGTATGGGGTACGCTATAATCGAGAGAGATGAGCGAGGTTACGCTATAGCTCTTCACCCGGTCCACGCTTCAGACGTAGATCTAAGAGAGGTAAAAAACGAGAAGGTATACATAGTTAAAGACTTCGGAGCTGTACGCCCTGAGAATATGCTAGAGATAGCCAACTTGCAGCGCATGAGTCCGATAAGACTGCACAGAGATAATTTAGGACTAGCGAGAAGCGCCCAGGACTTCGGAGCCGAATACTTCGGCCAATCAGGTCAGATGACAGGAGTACTTACTTCTGATCAACCTTTGAAGAAGGAGCAGATGGATATGATCCAGGGCTCATGGAATCACGGAGCAGCTCAGGCCGGAACGAAGCTTATGCCGTTCGGCTTTAAATATCAACGTATATCTATCTCACCTGACGAAGCGCAATTTATAGAGACACGTAAATTCCAAGCTGAGGAGATTTGCAGAATCTTCGCTGTGCCGCCGGTAATGGTCCAGCTTCCTAGCCAAACGACATACAACAACGTAGAGCAGCAAAATTTAATGTTCGCACGCCATACGATTGTACCCTGGACTCAAAGGATAGAGCAAGAGGTTGACAGAAAGTTAATACCAGCGTTTCAACGTCCTGAGATATATACAAAATTTAAGCTTGCAGATCTTCAGAGAGGAGACACTGAAGCAAGAACTAATTACTTCACTCAGATGCTACAGCATGGAGTACTTAGCATTAACGAAGTTAGACAAGAGGAGGACCTAAACCCTGTAGAGGGCGGGGATGTACACACAGTACAGGTCAATCAGTTAGCGCTCGATAAGCTAGAGGCTTACAGCGAAACAATATCTAAATCAGACGTACAAAATGGATGACGAAAAAAGAAACGGCCTATTAACAGCGGCTCACTACTCTAAGCACGATAGCACTTTAGAAACTAGAGAAGAGAACGGCGAGCGCATTATTGAAGGCTACGCGGCTTTATATGACAACGAGACTAATATAGGTCCTTTCAAGGAGTCTATCTCTCGCGGCGCTTTCGACAACGTGCTAGATAATGACGTAAGAGCTTTAATAAATCACGATCCTAGTTTAGTACTTGGACGCACTAGCTCAGGCACTCTAGAGCTAACTACTGACGATGTAGGATTGAAGTACAGAGTAAAACTAGGAAACCAACAATATGCTACAGACTTATATGAGTCTATTCAAAGGGGCGATATCTCGCAATCTTCGTTTGCGTTTACGATTAAGGATCAGACCTGGAGCGAAGATAGGAGCTCGCGGTCGGTTGATGAAGTGGCTCAGTTACTGGACGTTTCGCCGGTAACATATCCCGCGTACAAGGAGGCTACAGTAGTAGCTAGAGAAGAGGAGGAGCCAACAAAAGAAGTTAGAACAGCTGAGGCACAGCCCAGCGCCAAAATAAAAAGTAAATCTAAAAATAAAAAGATGAATTTAAATGATTTAAAGACTCTTCGTAACAAAAATTACGAGGAGCACGTTGCACTTGTGCAGCTTTCAGAAGCAGACGGACGCTCTCTCACAACAGAAGAGGAGACACGCGAAAACTATTTAGACGGAGAGATCCTTCGCCTAGATAAAAAGATTGTGCTACAGCAGAAGCATGAGACAATGATTGCACGTCAGGCGAACTTTGCCGGTACTTCAGTAAGCGAGTCGAAAGATATGGACCGCACGCAAAGCTCATTCTCATTAACTCGCGCTATTGAGGCTGTATCTCATGGTAACGGCTTGACAGGAGCAGAGGCAGAGTGGGCTCAGGAGGCACGCCAGGAGATGCAAGCTAGAGGCTTACAGATGACCGGCCAAATCGGAATCCCTGAGAAAGCACTTATGCGTGTTGGTTCAGCTGACAACTTCCAAGCTACACCAGTAGGAGACGGCTCAGGATATGTACCGACTAACGTACCAGGAGTAATTGAAGCTCTAAGAGCGCCAACTATGATTGAGCAGCTAGGAGCTACTACAATCTACGGAGCTACAGGGAATCTAAAGTTCCCTCGTGTAAGTGCTAAAGCTTCAGGAACAGAAGAGACTGAGGTAAGCGCAGATGCAGCTAGTGGAATGGAGCTAGACGAGATTAACTTAACACCTACTCGTGTAGCAAGTAGAACTTTGTTCTCTAAGCAGTTAATCCTTCAGGGAGGATCACAAGTTGATACTCTTATCGCTCGAGAGCTTCAGAACGGAATCAATACAACTATTGATAAGGCAGCTTTCGCTAAAGCTTTAACAGCTAACGACTCAACAATTACAACCTTAACGCCAGCTCTTCTCTTCAATATGGAGAAAGAAGTACTAGCAGCTGGAGGAAACTTCGCAGATTGTAAGTGGGCTATGAGCCCAACAGGTTGGAAGGTATCTAGAGACTTGGCTACTGTAGCTTCTATCGATGCGTTTTGGCAGGGTCAGAGCTTTGACGGCTTCCCAGCTTCAGCTTCACCGAATCTATTAGACAGTGCAACTGATAAAGGATCTATCATTTTCGGAGATTTTGCGCAGGGTTTAGTACTTGCTTTCTTTGGTGGAATGGATCTTTTAGTTGATCCGTATTCTAATGCGGGAACAGCTCAAATAGCTCTACACTTGAATAAGTTTTACGATGTAGATGTACGTCAAGCCGGAGCATTCGCTTCAGTAACAGGCGCTATCTAAGTTATCAATATATGAGAATGGGGGCGGGCTACTCGCTCGCTCCCTTTTTTTTTAAATACTCCTTAAATGAACTTTACTTACGCAGCACAACCAACAGGAACGGACCTTATCTCTTTAGCAGATATGAAGGAATTTCTACGCGTTGATAGTTCAGATGAGGACACTACTATAACAGCGATAATTGACGCTGCAGCACAATCAATACAAGACTATACAGGCCGTCATTTTAAGACTACAACATTTGTCTTTAATTTAGACAGCTTCCACTTTATAGAGTTTCCTTATCAGGTAGCTACTGTTAGCTCAGTAACTTACTTAGATAAAGCTGGAGCTTCCCAGACTTTAGCTACAACTAAGTACTTTACAGATACAGTTCGTCAACCTGGCAGAATTACTTTCAAGAATTTTCCGGATTTAGTAGAAGATAAATTTAACCGGGTAACAATTAACGGAACAGTAACTAACGACATCAACCCCCCATTAACTCACGCTATTAAGATGCTCTGTGCTCATTTCTACGAGAACAGACGAGCTGTTGTAGTGGGTACGCTTTCAGCTGTAGAGATCCCTCTAGGAGTTAAGGCAATTATTAATCCCTATAGAATCATTAACACTAGATGAATATAGGGGCACTAGATAGAAGAGTAATACTTCAGCAACCTACGTCAACTGTAAACGATTACGGCGAGCGTACAGTGGCCTGGAGTACTTACGCTACGGTGTGGGCTGCTATAGAGCGCAAGCCCTCAGCTAGTGAGCGCAATAGTGGAGAGCAAGTAGTAAGCTTTCAATCCGTTACTTTTATGATACGCAACAGCTCCCAGGTGGAGCTCCTTTCACCTTCGTATAGGATAAGCTACGACTCAAAGATATATGAGATCTTAGGAGTCCAGGAGCTAGGGCGAAATGAACAGCTTAGAGTAATAACTGAACTACTCGTGAACTGATGAGTGTAACAGTAACAGGAGCTAATGAGCTCTATAAAAACATTAACCGACTTGCACAATGGAGTGTAAGAGACTCGGCAAAGCTTCAGGCTGTAGGCGAGAGGGTAGGCGATGTGTATGCCAATTACTTAAAGGCTAACGTTAAAGACCTGGACAAAGACACTTCTCTCAGAGGTAGGAAGATAAAGAAAGGACAGCTAAGGAGATCTAGCGGAACCTGGCAACCTAAGAAAGATAGTAATACAATTCTAGCTGGTCCACGTACTAAAACGATAGGGAGGAGAGGTAAGACTACTAAATACGCAGACGGCTTTTATGCTCATATTGTAGAAAAGGGAGATTTTGCGGAGAGGTTTGGAGGTAAGCATAGAACACAAAACACAGGCGTATTCAAACAAGGTAAAAAAGCTACTAAAAACAGAAGCGAGAAACTACAGCTAATCTTATTGAAGAGAGAGTTTGCTAAATATGCTAAGACGCTATGAAGGTAGGTAAAGCGATATATAACATACTGTCTCAATCTACGGACGTACAAAGTAACTTCCCTTTTAACGATACGAATTACACGGCTGTAGGCTCTGAGCTTGTAACGAATGGAGATTTTAGTGCTACTGGAAGTGAGGTAGCAGTAAATGGAACTTTTGCAACGGATACGGATTGGAGTGGAAGCAACACAATATCAGGAGGGCAACTAACTAAAACAAGTGCAGATTTATCTAATCAATCCTATGCTGGACTTTCAGTTGCTAAATCTTACAAGGTTGTAATAGATGTAGCTGAAAAAAACGGTAGCGACCTAAAGTTTTATTTTGGTGGAACACAAACAGATATTAATGCTGGAACACAAACTTTATACTTAATCAATGGCACATCTGATCTTCTTATTGGTGTTAATCAAGGTGATGGAAGTATAATAAACAGCATATCCGTTAAAGAACTGGGTGCGGATTGGGAATTTAATTCTACGGCTATTCTTACTGCTAATGGAATGAACATAACAACTGGTGGCTATATTAGACAAGATGTAGTAACGATAGGGAAATTTTATAAATTAACTTATGACATAGTATCATATACAAATGGGGACATAAGGGTTTATGATGGAACAGACCAAGGAAATATACCTACAAGTTTAGGAAGTAACACTTTTTATTTTAAAGCGGGTGATTCTTTGTTTTATATTCAAGCTAACTCAGTTACTGCCAATTTAGTAATAGACAACATTTCAGTACAGGAGGTAGTTTTAAATAAGATCTTTCCAGAGCTCGCCCCTCCAGATATAGACGCTCCTTATATCGTGTACTCTGTAGTAAGTAACTCACCAAGTGAGACAAAAAATACAAACGGAGATATAGACACAGCTAGTATAGAAGTGTACGGCTTCCAGGATACATACAACAAAGCTGTTGATCTAGGAGTAAGTGTAAGAGCTGCTCTAGATAGAAAGACAGGAACGTACAACACGATAGAGATACAGAGCACTAATTACGTTAATGAACAAATGGATGTTAACGAAGCTCGTAAACTTTGGGCT